GAAGTTCACCAGTAGTCCAAAAGTCTTTATCATTTACTGTAACTTTCATATACTTAGGTTTAGGTTCTTCATCTTCAGCACCTGTAGTTTCTTTCATTTGTTCTTCAGTAGGTTCTTCCATAGAACAATCAAATCCAAATAGATGCATCTCTCTAAAGCCCATTGTATTCATGATACCAATAGACCTCATTGCTGCACAAGTACCGCCTGTAATTAATGTAGACCCTTGAGGTATACCTAGTTCACTTACTAGGTGAACTTGATTATTAACAATCTGTACGCCTCGTTCATCTTCATCTCGCAGAGATTCTGTAAAAGCGTGCCATCCATAGATGTCAGCATCTTTAGATATTAGATATTCTGTAACAGATGGGTCTGTCATAGATGCTACAAAAAATTTTGTATCAGGATCAACCTCTTTAAATAATTCTTTTCGTACAATACCATGAGTACTTACACCTGTAATAGGACGAGGATCAAGAACAACGCAAGCCCACGGTTTAATACCATTTGTAATTAGTTTATTATAACTGTGTTTAACACATACTACTTTACATCCTGGAATAGATTTAATTGTATCTTTAAGTTCTTTAATGTTTAAATAAGGACCACCAGAAACAATTAAAGCTGTTTGATTATGTGGACTAATACGATGCATAAACCTATTAGGTTCAATCATTTTAAGATTAGCTTTAATATTATCGCGAATATAATCTTTAGAGACACAATCTCTAGGATTAACTATGATAGGTACTTGCCTAAATTTTTTAGGTACTTCAGGTAAACTAGGATCATTTAAAACTAAGCAGATGTGAGCAATACCTCCACCCCTTACATCATCTGATGAAGGTAGGATAAGTTTTCTAATACCTGTATCTTCTTCATCAAAGGATGTCCAACCATCATCTGTCTCTTGATCTTCTTTTACTTTAGACTCTTTAATATTTTCAAAGACTTCATTCACACCTTTGTACTTATCAATAACATTTCGCTCTGAACTATCTTGCATATAATAGTTATCTAGTACAATAATCTTATTATGTTTAAGATGTTCATATTCATTTTGTACAGTCTCTATACTATTACCACCACCTAATAGCACAAAGTCAGCATCTTGCTTTGTCATAGTCTGGCGCGTGTTACCTTTAATTAATTCAAAGGTAAAATATTTAGACTTACGTTTAAGCATAATGTTAGCAAAGTCTGTAAATCTTTTCTCAACTGCACTCATTTTATTATGAGCTTTAACATTAAACTCTTCTTCATCTGTTTCAGGAGTAGCATCTTCAAACAGATCATAGCCAATATAATGAACAGTATCTGTATGTTCAAACATAGTCATAGCCATTTGAATAGCACGGCCACCATTCCAGGTTCCTGTTTCTAGTATAGTTTTCTCTGGTTTATAATGTTTCATTACATCAGACAACAATGTATAACGACTGGGTAGAATGTCATGTGATGTATCATCTGACAAAGAAATAAATCGTTCGCCATTTTCATCACGAATATTTTTTAATGATGCTGCACTTGCTCCATTAAAGTGAAGGAACATAGGTGCAAGAGGAGACTGTTCAAATGCAGTAGAATTTTTTGTATCTGCATTCATTCCTAAATTAAGAACCTTTAAGCCATGTGCTTTATACAAAGTAAGAAGACGAGTAAATATAAAAGTATCGTGCCACTCTCGATAATTAAATATCTCTCCTGAGATATAAGCACCACGTAAATCTCCTAACAAGTCTTGAGTAGCTTGACTATTTAAATTAAATGCAATGAATGCACCTTCATGATACTCTTGATCAGATCGTTCAAGACAAACTACATCAGCACCTTCAGGAAGAAGAGCTAATACATCTTTAGTTGTCATACGCTTTAGAGTATAAGAATCTGCATCAATCCAGATAAGCCAACCAGGAGATTTATGATTAGCCACTAGATTGAATGCAGATTCAGTCAATGCAAATACTTTGTGTGACCAACGTAACGCATCAATCTTCCAGTTATAATCTACTGTCTGACCTTCAGTACCATTATGTTTAGAAAATGTCTTTTGAAAAGTATCGTATGTATCTACATCATGTAATGATTTAAAGGTAATATTTTTTACATTAGGAGTTACATAATTACTAAGATCAAGATCATGAGTATAACATATAAGATTAATCTTAGGTTCCCATTTATCAATGACAGATTCTAGAAACTTATATGAAGTATCAACAAATAGACTTTCATTGAAAGATGTTACAAAATTAATGTTGGTCATTTTTATTATTATTCCTTATAAAAAATACTTATGTACTTCATCTTTAAGCACACCAATTGTTTGCATATATACAGCATCATTGTTCCACTCTGCTGCATACTTACCATCCATCTCACGTTTACATTTCCAATTGTAAAACCAAGGACCACCTGTTGTAAAGTGAACATTCTTTGCATCTATATCTGTAGAAGAATGATTATCTAACCAATTCCATTCTTCTGGAATAGACCCTATATCTGCTTCTTTATCTGGTAACCATTGAAATGTATGCAGCCATCTACCTGATTGTGTATTAACTTCTTGTGGTGTAAGTTTTTGAGTTACTTCATGACCACAATTAAACATAATTAAACTAGACCAGTTCTTTCTAGGATAAGCATGTTGTTCTTTACCATCCATTTTAGTTTTGTTTTTAGGTTCGTATTTATGTTTGACTAAGTGAATAGGATAATAATTATTATCACACATTTCAAATAACTCTGATATATCTGCTCTTACATACATATCAGAATCCATATATAAAGCTAAACCTTCATACATATTTAATGCAGGTATTAAAAATCTACTAAAACTAAACTGTGTAGAAAAAGGTTTACCATCTATCTCATCATAATCTTGACCACTAATGCTATTATGTTTTCTAGTATATATACCTATCTTTGTAAGTATATCTCTTCTCAAAGGTATAACTCTAACAGGTTTAGTGGATATTCTCTCTAATGAAAATTTTAATACCTCATAAGCAGTATGTTCTTTAGGGTCATACCCTACGTAAACTGTGTTTACCATTTGTTTCTTTAATAGCATATGCATTTCTTCTCCAAAAAAAAATGGGGAGTCTTTTACAACTCCCCTATCGATTTTATTTAATTAATCTTAATCTTTTTAGGTTTTTGTTCTTCAGGTATAATCTGCTTGAGAGTAATTCTCAATATACCTTCGCTGAATGTAACGTCTTCAACGTTTAACGTGTCTGCTAGAACAAAGTCCCTAGTAAAAGACCTTTTAGCAATACCCTTATGTAAGTATTCACTTTCTTCTGCTCTTACATAATCACCTTCTATAGTTAAATGATTTTCTTTAACAACAATATTCAAATCATCTTTCTTAAATCCTGACAAAGCAAACTCTATAACAAAAGTTTCTTCATCTTTTTTTATAATATCATAAGGTGGATAGTTTGTATCTGTCCCTCTTATGTTATTCATCACATCAAACAATCTATCAAAGCCAATAGCTTGTCTTGAAAAGTTATCTACTTCAAACATATATTTATCTCCTTATTAAGCAAGTTAAAAAAAGAGTCCATTTCTGGCACTCATTTATGTAATTATACTATATATAAATACAAAAGTCAAGAACTTTTTATGCGTATAATATATTTAATATTAATGCTATGCATATAACTATTACGATATAGTCTAGCATTATATATCTACTAACTCACAAGAACCTGCTTTACATGCTAACTCCTGTGAACCTCTTGTATTATCTTCTGTTTCATAATCTTGCAGCTTATTCCAATCAATATCCTTTGGCATCTTAGATTGCAAATCATTATATTGCACTTCATCTATATCTTGATAAGGTGCTTGCTGATATGTATGGTCAGAGAAAGGTAAAAATGATATACCAGATAGTGTATCAAAATTATCCCAACACCAATTACCTACATTAATCCATTCATGTTCCTTAACAGATATAGTTACTGATGGTTTATGTTCACACCAATGCTGTGCATAACACTTCCATATTTCTAACTGTTCGATAGCAGTCATAGTATATCTAAAGATAGCACTAGGGTCTGCTTTCATAGGAAAAGAAAATACAGAATTATTAGGTTGCATCACATCATCTTCACAAGGTATACCCTGGTCTGCCATAAACTGTGTTAATGGGTCTTTCTTATCTCCTCTTACTGTTCTAATGTAATATGGATTATGTCTAGCATGTATACCACTAGCACTATCAACTAATTGACTAACTGTACCAGAAGGTTTAACACAAGTAATAGCTGTTGATTGTGGTATACCTAACTTCTTTGACCACTCTTCATTAGTTATTACAGCTTTATGTCTCATCTTACCTAATACATCTGGTAACTGAGTTCTCATTCTAGATAGTAAACTATTATCCATAATACCTGTAAGAGATACACCTAATAATCTTTCTTCTTCTGTATTAGTTTGCCATCTCTTACGTAGATAACCAAAGTCTGTAAGTGTAGCTTGTATTGTACCTAGTATAGTAGCTACTTTTATTTTATCATGTAATATTTCTTCTGTATCTGTAGGTCTTACAACTACTTCTGTAAGATTACAAAACTGATTCGGTCTTAGTATAATTTCACTACAAGGATTAGTACCAAAGTCCCAATCAGCATTACGTCTACCATTCTCTCTAGCTTTTTCTTGAGCAGACTTTCTGTTAAAGATACCACGTTCACCAGATTTACTTTCATATAATGCTAACCACTCTTTCATAAATATACCTGCATCTGGTTTCTCTGTGTATGCTACAGAGTTATTAGCTAATGCTCTTTCTGGATTAGTTTCCCACCATGCACCAGACTTGGCAACTCTTAATCTCTGGTCTGATAAATTAGACAGAGATATAAGAGCTGACCTACGCACACCACCTACTACCACCACTTCTCCTGTTTTACAAACAATATCATGACACTCCATAGAGGATAACTTTCTACCTCTAGCATTTTTAAACTTATCAATAGTAAAATCAAACAGATTAACTAAGGGTTGAGGACCACTAGCTCTACCACCAAATGTTTTTAATCTAGCACCTGCAGGTCTCACCTTGTTTATATTTATTTTAGGTATTCTACAAGTATATAAATAAGATATTAAATCTTTAAATGCTCTAGCCCAACCTTCTTTTGAATCATTAACAGAAACAACATCATCTGTCTTTTCAAATTCTCTATCTGGTATTGTAGGTAACTTATCTATGTATTGTCTTTCAACAGAGAAACCTACACCTGTACCATTCA